CCTTTGCTACAATCAAACACCTCATCTAACTTTCTATCAAACAATACATCCACATCCTCTTTAAAAATATATGACAATGACTGTACCTTCTTCTTCCATTGTGTAAAATTTTTATCTCCTTCCTTTATTATCTCTCCTATCCATAATGTTTCTGGATCCTTACAACTAACAAAGTTTGCTAAGAAATAATCCTCTATCTCCTTATCTGGGTGTGCTCTAGACATCTTCTCAAAGAAGTATCTGTCCTTCCGCTTATGAAATGCTTGTAAGGTAGCACGAGAACGACCACAATACTTATGGTAATCATACTTATCTCTAGTGAAGTGTTGCTTCATTGCAAGATAAGTTTTATATGTTTCAAAAGGCATCATCCAGGTAATGGTTTGATAATAATCCGATTGTTTTTGTAATCTGCTTTAAACTCTAATGCAACATCATGCTCCCACATAAGTTCTTCATATAATGCATTGAGACGATCCATATCCTCCCAAAGATTATTGATATGTTCTGGCAAATGATCGTCTTCCATTTAAAAAAGTAATAAGGGAAAAAATTGGCAGGATTTTTTTTGGGGCTTTTATGAAACTAGATTGGCAATTTCGCACGGGATGTGCGTTTTAAAAAGTTTAACTCCTGTGCATCGTACTTAAGTTTTTCTTTAAGGGGCTTTGATAATAATTTAGGTACAGACTCAAGTTCAATTGTGTTCTGATCACAATAAACTATGATTGCTTCAATATAATTAAGTGAATCATTTTCATGCACTAACTTTTCTATATCCTGTGCGAATTTGGATGGACAAAGAAACTTCTTCTCCAACACTTCGTTTAATTCTTTATCCATTACCATGAGATTTGAGATTAGAGGAGACAAATTTCTTTATATACTTTACTAATAGCTTAATATACTCGTCTTTGTTGCGTTTGTCAAATGCCTTTACATCACCACCTGGTGTTACCATTAAAGTAATAAGTTTCTTAACTGGAATACCAGTCAATTCATAATACATACAAGCATATGCTTGCTCCTGAACAAAGTAATTTTCCATCCACTTCTCAGGTTTAATCTTTTCAGATGTCTTGAAGTCAATGACTGCTAGTTCGCCTTCATATTCAGCAATGCAATCAACACGACCAGCAATGCCAAGATACTCTGAGTAGAGAGTACGCTCGATTGCATGAACATTTTGAATCTTATCAAGGTAAGGTTTAGCATGATGGAACATAAATTGTGTAGCAGGAAGGAAGTTATTCCAATCCAATTCTTTATTCTCCAGATAACCTTGAGCTGCCTCATGGAAATCTGTACCACGTGTGGTTGCTTTTTTGGTGATGCGATTTGCTTCTTCCTCACCCACACGCTTACGCCATTCAGTAAAGATGTGTCTATTATAGAAAGATGTTACTGAAGTTATTGAAGGAACCCACTCACCATTGGGGACTTGATACAGTCTACAACCAGGAGTTTCTTTCTTTTCTAATTCAATATCACCAAGAAAATTACAATGCTCAAATGTCATAACATACCAAGAGAATGCTTTGCTAAGATGTATTCTTTAACCAATCCCGAACGAACGATATCATTGATATCAAATTCAACAGAGGCAAATGATTCCATCATAGAAATAACTTTCATAAAATCACCTAGTCCAGCACGTTCATGGTTGTTACGAAGATCAGTTTGAACTCCGTCACCACAGAAAATAATCCTAGAATTATCTCCTACTCTGGTAATTATACTATCTAACTCATGAAAATTCAAGTTCTGACATTCATCAACTATAACAATTGCATTATCTAATGTAGTTCCCCTGATAAATGAGGTACTCCAGAACGTCATAGTCTCTTGAGTTTTAAGATTACCATAAAGCATTTCAAAGTCTGTATCAGATGGCATCTGAAACATATACTTTACCATCTTCTTATATGGTACTTGGAAAAGAGAAGACTTATCCTCATGATCTCCAGGTAAGAAACCAATCTCACGTGTTGATACAAGAGAACGAACGATGTAAATCTTTTCGTATGGTGTATCTAAATCAAGAACTTCTTTAAGTGCTTTGTACAATGCAATGAATGTTTTACCTGTACCAGCACATCCATAGGCAAACAAATGTTTACCTGCATCATACTCTTCAAAAAATTTCTCTTGATTTGGTGTAAGAGGATCAATATCAACAAGTAAATCCGAATTGATTGGTTTCTTTCGTCTCATTTGCTTAGCCGTCAGTCCAACTCCAATGGGATCATCAGTCTTTTTCTTTTTAGGCATACTAATAGTCCCCCAATCCTTGTGTTGTACCGATATTTCTTTTTGCTAATCTTGCATTAATTCCCCCAGATTTTTCTGCTTTCTTGAGGACTTCTCCCCATCCAGGATTCTTATTAAGAAGTTTATCTTTCCATTCACCCACCTCACCTACGCCAGGCATGGTAGATGGATCAGAATAATCTCTCAACCAATCAGGATTATCTTTACACCACTGGTCCCAGTCATGAACGCTCATCTTGACTTCTTTTTGTTCACCAGTTTCTGTGTTAACTACAGGATACGTTGCCATAAAACTTAATAATGTACTGTTATTTAGACCCAAGCAAGGGCTTCCGCCACTACTGGGAACTGTTCGGAAAAAATTCTCTTACATTCATTAGCAATATCCATGTGTTCCTTCTGTGTACCATGTCCTGAACGTAAGTTAATGTAATGTATCCAAGAACGACAAGAACCTGTCATATAGATTCTTGTAGGTGTAGCAAGAGGTAGTACAAACCTTGCACATTCCTTTGCTATACCAGCATCAAGCATCTCCTTATATAATTTCATCCCATCTACAAAATGCCTCTGCATTTTCAATTCAAAATCTTGTTTAACAAACTGATCTACATCATCAATAGAATTTTGTCTGTTCTTTGTATCCTGCCTACGTAATTCTGGAAGAGGAATCTCCTTAGCAAGCATACTACTATCAGCATACCTCTGAGAGAACTCTTGGTATGTAAATGAACGATGTCTTAATATCTGTGCTGCTAATCCTCTGGTGGTACTAATCTCCAGAGTCATATATGCTTGCTCAAAGACGGACCAATGCCCATGCTTTATGCAATAACCCAATAAACCACTGACGTTTGGATTGTCCTGATTCTTTGGGTTGCTCACTCTCGCTACGTACCCCATCATCTTTTCCGCTTCTGGAGTTACGCTCACTAACTTCACGTTCATGTTGTTTCTTTTCAAGTTTGAGTTTTTTCTTAAAGATTTTAGCGAATTTTACTTCTTCTTTAGAATACAATTCAGGATGTTTCTTTGCCCTCTTCAGTATCAGTTTGGCTGCCTTCTTGTCTTTCATACTTACCGTAATACGCTTTGAAATATAAAACTATTCCGCTAGTCGTCGATTGTTTACTACACCATTCATCCGCACACTCATAGATTGCTTTGTTTGTATGAGTTTTTCCGAAAGTCTTTAGCAATAAAGACAATGCATATTGTCTAGTTTTACTATCCATCATCATCCTCGAAAACTTCATCATATTCAAGAGGTGGTGTAGAGAATGCTGGTGCTTCAGGGTTTATGTAAGCATCAACATCAGAATGAACCTCAGACTCTAATGAATCAACTAAGAGTTTAAGATTCCTGACAATTAGTTTTAGTTTCTCTTTGTCCATATGGTATTTATCACTAACTTATATTAACACAAAAAAAGAGGGCTCGCAAGCCCTCTCTTATTATCTGTAAGTCAGTACAGAAGAAACTAACTCTTGGATGCGAACTTACGTTCTACCTTGATACCACGATACATTAGATCATGGTTTCTCTTCTGTGCTTCTGCTTGTACCATTCTACGGTACTCTGAAGAGTCGTATGAGACTCCACGGTATGTGACTTGTGCCATTGGCTTACTCCTGAAGTAGTTGGATTTTTAGGCCCCGTTCCTTCAGTCATGTGCGTCCTCTGGAAAACATTCCTTCTCTGCACTCATCTGTACCATCTGAACTAGTTCAGGATGGTTCTCAGTTGAAGGTTTTATCTTATCAATAATACCTTTTGCTTCCTCACAAGTGAGGAGAGTGGCGAGTAGGAACTCCATGAGGATGAACGCTCCGTTCCGTGACTTACTTGCAACCCATAAGGGTCGAACGATTGTGTTAATAATAACACAGTTATATTATATAGTCAAGTAGTAATGTAACAATTGATACACTTTTATATTAATTTAAGATTCTATCCCTTATACCTGCTGCATGTCTGTTAGCTCTGGTTAATTTATACACCCATACCCTCTCCAAGAGAGTAACTTTGCGTCCCAGTTTCATCCTGCAACAGATTTCAGACAGTCGCAACCTTGAGTCCTTGCTTAACATGTTGTATTGCCTCTGGTAAAATTGCGTACTCTTTTCTTTGAATTGCTTTAGTTAATGATTCTACAGTATCGTCTGGTAATATAGGAACCTCACCTTGCATTATTATCTCTCCACCATCCAATTCTTCATTGACATAGTGGACAGTACATCCAGTAACAGTCTCTCCTGCCTCCATTGCTCTCTCAACTACATTCAATCCTTTGTACTTTGGTAGTAATGATGGATGAACATTGATGATAGGACAATGAAATGCAGATGGATTCTTTAATACTCTCATATAACCAGCAAGAATAATAAGATCTACATTCCATGCCCTAAACATTTCTATCATTCTATCTTCATCTTTGTGAGGTATCCTTACATGAGGAATACCAAACTTTGCTGCTCTTGCTACAGCACCACACTTTTTAGTGTTGTGTATCATCAACACAACTTCATGCTTATTACATATAGGATTGGTAACTATGTTCTCGAAGTTGGTTCCGTTTCCAGAACACATAACACCTAATCTCATTGTCTCCAGTCTTGGTAAGGTGGTTCGGGTTCATTAATACGATGACTAAACGCATCAGTATCAAAGTATGATGGAGGTAATGGTTTTACATCATCATATGCTCCTGCTAACTTCTTCTTATGTTCTCTCTCATCCAGTACTTCATTGATAAGAATTTTCAACTCCTTAACCATCTCAGGAGTGTGTAACCTACGAGGATATATCATCATAGGTTTATGTGGTTGTGCCTTACCCTTACCTTTGTAATTAGGATCAACAGGTCCACTCATTCCTTGAGTATCAATCTTACTCATAACTCATAATGGTTTTCCATATTTATCAAGTAACTTTACCTGATTTAAATTAGACTTCTCTTTCTTCTTGAGTTTCTTATATTCTCTGATGAGTTTATCAACTTCATCATTGGATACCTTAACCTTAAGTTTTTCATTACCATGTTTGGTAATACCAAAACCCTCAGCAGCAGACTTCTCTGTGTCATCTATGTAATCATTAATCCCTTCTTGGATTTCATCACGGATGAGAGCATCAATCTGTGCTCGTAACA